AGTTCTTCTATCTTCCACAACCTGCTTCAGAAACTGAGCACTATCATTAGTTCCAGTAGAGTTTCCACGAAGATAAGCACTTAGAGACCCAGAGATAGCACGAGTACCAGCAAACTGGCCGATAGGAGCATTTAAGCTAGATAGTTCTTCTGGAGTTAAGTAAGTAAGATTATTATTATAATCAAAACTTAATGCTGTAACTGGAAAAGTGAATGTTACTGGGCTTGCAGTAGCAGTAGGTGCGTGTACAATTTCAATAGTAGAAAGTCTATTTTTAATAAAACTTGCAGATGATATAGCTCCTACAATATTATAACTATTCCAAGGGTGATAAGAAGCAGCTGCTGTCATTAAGTAAGCATTTGCATTAGAAGTTGCAGTACTACCACTATTTAGTACTCCACCGAAAATAGAAACTGCATTATCTCTTATAGTATCACGAAGTTCAACTAGATTTGTACCAAAACCAGTCCATGTAGTAGTTGCAATACCGTCAATAGCTGCATCAATACTTCCCTGATTAACTGTAGCATTAGCAACTTGGTAAATAACGTTATCCATCTGGAAATAAATATGAAACTCGCTAGCAGTAGAGAAATTAGAGCTATGGTCATAAACATTGGCAGTAGCACTTCTAGTTGCTTGAGAGAATTTACCTAAATCTTGCCAAACACTCTTTGGAGCTGTTCCAGAAGCAAATGCTGTATTACTCATCATAGACTGCCACATAAACCAGTCTGCAACTGGCATTGAATTGCCTGAACGATGCATTTTTCCAGCAGTTGTAGTATTTTCTGCACCAGTAGGCTTTAGGTAAGCCTGAAAGTTCCAGTCAACTGGATTTAATGCAGTTCTAAATCTCTGTTGTGAACGATCAGGAGCATTACCACTTTCAACTGATGTAATATCTTGAGTAGCAGTAGCCTGTGATACGGCATACCCAGCAAGAACTTCAACTTGATAAGTATTAGCAGGTACAGCAGAAGTTACTGCTGCTCCACTCGCTAAGTCAACAGTAGAGACGAAAACCTTTGTATTTCTTTGTAGATTAAGTTGCGCAGCCATTAATAAACTCCTTTTATATATTTAATTGATATGTTGCTAAAATATCTATTTCTAAAATTCCAAATGGAGCAACCAACCCTTCATCTGTAGAAACACTCTGCATAATTATATTAAGTATTCCTCTACTAGACTCATCTCCTAAGTGATAAATAACATGTTCTATATCATCTGCTAGATTCTCTGCGGCTGTTATAGGATTCTCTGCTCTCAAGTAGGCTCTTACATTTAAGGTTAGCTCCCCAGTAATTAAACCTACTGTATTATAGATTCTAGCTTCTGAACCAGCATTAACACATATAGTAGGGAAATCATTAATTTCATCTAGGAATTTTAAGCGACGAAAAACATTGTTAGACACATTTGTACTATATGTGTAGTTAGGGTCGAAAGTAGAAGAACTACCATTTATCTTTTTAAATTCCTGAACAAGGAACTCAGTAATTTCTTTCCTTCGACTTAAAGCCATTATTTTTCTACCTTCTCATAGTATATCAAATTGATTTTTATAAAGCAAATACTAAATTCTTAAAACGGATTCTTACCCAGGTTAGAAACCCCTAAGAATTCTAAACTTCTCAGAATAAACCTGCTGTACTGTCGCTCTTATGGATGATTGTAATAAGAATCTAGGAGCTCTTGCCCCTTTTCTTTCATGTATTTTATAGTTAGGGGCGTAGTAATAAGTCATAATCTTCTGTCTCAAATCTTGTATGACTTTAATAGAATCAACAAAAGTACCTGTTCGGTATGTTAATACAGTAGGACTGAGAGGAGGACCTCTTAGCGGTCCTTTTGGCATTCTTTTTTCTACGTCTTTTTGTACAAGAGCAGTAAGTTGAGCGTCTGAGATAGTTTTCTGTGCTTTACTTTTTTGACTACTAGATATAGTTCTATTAGCATTTTTTTGTACTATCTTAGCTTGATATACTTTTACAGAGCCTTTCTCCCATTTAATTAGTTTATCAAAAGTTATATTATAGTTATTTAAAGCTACAAAAATCTCTTTTGTAAATTGAGCCTTTTCTATAATATCATTAATTTCTTTAGCAAAAGACTCTGTTAAGTTTTTATATTCGGTAGTATTAGTAGCGTTATTTAATGCATCGCTTACTAATTTTTCATTAAATTCTACGTCAAGGTCTCCGGTTTTAGATACTTTAAGAGATGCTGCCGGATTATTTAATATATCTTTCCAAGTCCATCCTATCTGTTTTATAGTAGACTTACCACTAGAATTAGGTGCTGAAACATATATTTTTGAAGCTTTTACTTCTATATTAGTTATTATTTGTTTAGCAGCTCTACCATAGCTACTATCTTCCGAAATTAGGTCATTTAAATATCTTTTTCTTTCTTCGGAGCTACGACTAGCTAAATTATCAATAAAGCTAGTTTTATCATCATTAGATAAAGCAAAACTTTCAGTTGCTTGAATATAACCAGTATCAGTGGCCTCAACTCCTCTAGTAGCTATATTTTGAATAGAACTTAAGGCTATATTACCTAATTTAATTTTATTTGATTTTAAACCACCCGATTCAGTCAGTTTTACAGTTACTGATTTAGCTTCAGAAATATCTCCTTCTACGGATACGAAATCTGCTTGAAACACTCTACCAGCTAGAGCTGTAATCTGTGAAGCACCTACAGATTTAGCAATTAAGGCGTCTGTGACATCTGAGAAATATTTATAAGCCCTATTTAGTTCAGTTTTTAGTTTCTTATCTAGGTTACTTGAGTTACTTCTGAGAGTTCCAATCTGCTGTCTAAAAGCTAAGAATTGGTCTACTGTAAAACTTTTTCCACCAACTATAATAGAGACTTCAACAGAATTAATCATTAGGTCCAAATCCTATATAAATCTAAAATTCTTCTAATATGAGGTGGGAAGTTAGAACTTAGTGCTCTATCTTGGATATTCTCTCCTTGGAAAGTAAATCCTTGGGATTCTTGTCTATCTTTATGTAGCATTTTAACATAATCTAAAGTAGCTAATGATAAATCATAAGGTACAGAACCAGAATCATAACCTGCTTTATAATCTACTTTCACACCTCTAGGAAAGTTTTTAAAGGTTCTAGCGCCTACTAAAGATAGATTATAATCTCCAGTATTCTCTCCAACATTTCTTGTTATCTCACCTGTTATTGGGTAAAACATAAACTGTTCTACAGTAGCATGGTCGTCATAAAATTCTTGTGTATCGTTAGGACCATCGAAATGAACTAGTAATACTGTATCATCGTCAGTAGAATATTGATAAGAAGGCGGTGTAAAGTCATCAGTATTTCTAGCTGTTAAAGATACTCTTAATTCATCAATAAACCCTTTAAAATAGTTATAAGAGGTAGAAACATTTTGTCTAGCAACCTCTAAAGAGCCATTTATATCAGGCATAACATTAGAAGTAACCTGTGTTCCAAGCTCAACTCCATTTCTATATATCTTAAAAATATTTCCGTTTCTTACTACTTCTACATGATGAAAAGAATTAGATACATATCCAGTAGTATTTGCATGGGTGACGTTAGCTATTTCTATGCCACCAGATAAAGCTCTAAAACTATAGCCATTAACAGTATTATATCCTAAAGACCAATAATTATTATTATCTTCTGTTTGAGATATAAAAGTTTGATTAGAGCTATAAGAATTAGCTCTAATCTGTAAATCAATAGTAAAAGAACTATCACCAAAATACCAGTTATCGGAATCCCCAATAGATAAGTAATCAGTACTACCATTAAATAGCGCAGAAGAATAGCCAAACTTTTTGAATCTTGTTTTTAGTTTAGGACTTCCAATAGTAGTTAATACTGAATTTCCAGATTCTAAACGTGTTACGGATGACCCATCAGTTTGTGGGTTATTTAGTCTTCTATAGGCATACCCATCATACTCATTAACTGCGTGTACTGCTTGTAGGGGTATTCTAGAAACGAACACAGAAGCTTTTCCACCATCAAAAACTTCTGAATAATTATTACTTAATACTTCAAAACCGATATAATTTTCTACAGCTGCACAAGCATAAGATACAAGATTACTTAATCTTGCATCTTCGTTAGAACTTGTTATATTTAAATAATTTTTTATTTGTCCTAATGTTATATACGGGTATTTGCCATAATTAGACATAAATGTACTCCCTATTATTCGCTATCTACAACCTTAGCTTGTGTAGGTACTTCGGTTTCCTTAACTACACTGGTAGCTGTTACAACTTTTTGTGTAATAGTAGGCTTTGGCTTAGCTTCTTCTTTAGCAGCTTTCCAATCTAAAATGAATGCATCTACTTGAGGTAGACCATTTCCTAATCTCATTAAAATTCTACGGGCCTCAGTCTCGTCATCTAAGTGCATAATCTCTTTTAACATGTTTTTTAATCCTTTCTTTATAGTAAAAGAGGGAGGTAGGATAACCCGCCTCCCTCTTCTATCTTATCTAATTAGTATCTATCCTATTAGGCTAGGGTTCTAATTGTTGAAGCGTAGCTATAAGTTGATGAAACGTTAGCACCGCTACCGACAGTTGATAGAGCCTTGAAGTCAAAGCGAGTTGATAGATACATAGCAGTTACCTGCTGACGTGGCTCATACTCACTCTCAATCTCGATTCCACGACGCTCAGCAATCATGAAGCCAGGCTTATAGACTAGAGCACCTACGTTGTTTGAGTTTGAACCAACGTTATCTAGGAACTCAGTGATTACCACTGGGATACCATAAACAGCGCCTACTGAACCTGTTAGGTAAGTAGCATTTGGTCCGAACTTATCAACAGTACGGAAATCAGAAGTTGTTACAAGCTCGTTGTAACCTTCGATTGTAGTTAGATATACTAGGTGGTCGCCTAACTGTAGACCATACTTACCCATCTTAGCACGGGCTGAAGCAATGTTTGCGGCAGAAGCCTTAGTAGTTGCGTCAGCAGTACGTACTGTTAGACCGTCAGTTGCAACCTGGTTTGCCATGGTAATAATACCCTTAACAACAGATGCGTAGGTTGCAGTAGTAGATGGGTTTGCAGTAAATCCAGTTAGAGCACCAGTACCACGTAGAATTGCCTTATCAATAGAACGTGATAGACGACGGGTAGCAGCACGACGTAGGAAGTCGATTAGAGGAAGAATTGTATCCTCTTCTTCGTCCTTGGCTAGGTGAGTTGTTACCATGAACTTATGTGGTGTGAAATCTACAGATGAGATTGCATGCTGGTTTGAAGTTGGGATGTTAGTTAGATCGCCAATACCAGTTGCATAAGTTCCGGAAGCGAACTGTGCTACAAAGTCATCAGTATCTTCGTTTGCTACTGGGACACGGAATGTCTTAGCATCAACCTGAATACGATCGAACATTGGAGCAATTACTAGCTGCTGTTCCATTTCTTCATAGATGTTAGTTGAGAAGTTCTGTAGGAACTGGTCAACTGATGTGATTGCCTTAATCTGATTACCAATGTTGGTATCAAATGGGTCACGACGTCCCATAGCCTTAGCTAGTAGGTAGGCATTTGCCATCTGCTTAGCAGAGAAGCGTGAGGTATTACGAGCCTGCTCCTGATAAACATTCTTGCTCTCAGAGATAGCCTTGATTTCATTTCTATACTTTGAAATCTGTGACTTTAGTTCTTCTAGCTCTTCGCGAGTCTGGCGAGATACTTCACCCTTACGGTCAACTTCGTCAGCCTCTTTCATTACAGTCTCGCCAGCCTTCTGGACTAGCTTCTCTGCTCTATTCTCGCCAACTACTACTGAGACTTCAGACTTCTCTACCACTGTTTCAGTTGTAGTAGCCTTCTTTTGAGTCTCTAGTACAATTGGTTCACCAATATTTTCGGTTGCCATTGTTTCTTTCTCCTTTATAGTCTTAGTAGTTTTATGACCGTTTACGAGTAAAGCTAGATTCTTGGAAGTCTCTTCGCTATTTCCGCAGTCAATACTCTTAAGCTTTTCAATATTTTTAAGCATTATATTTGCTATATGGTAACTTGTGTCATTCCATTCTGATGATGGTGTAGTTTTTAGATTAAGTGTTTTATTAAGCTTTTCTTGTAAAAGTTCACTATTTTTAACAGTATCTTTATCTTTTACTGCATAAAGCTCTTGTTCTGATATATTTACTAGCGATTTAAAACGCTCTTTAATATTTAAACGCTCAGAGTCAGTTAAACTCTTAAAATCAGTAGATATTATTTCAAGGTCATACTGTGACCCAATATCCCAAAAATTCACTACTGATAAATTTTCAGCAGAAATTGTAACTGTATTATCTAATGATTTACCGTTTAAGTCAACTTCTAAAAATTGAAAAATAGGGTTTTGGGCAGTAGCAATTTTTGTTACTTGATATCTTTTGCCTTCGTGTTTGGCAAAAGTACCGTTTTTAACATAAGATGTTTCCGCACTTAATAAGTTTATAAAAGGAATTAAATCGTATGGGTTAGAAGATAAGGTACTTTCTTCTTCTAATTCATCCTCTAAATCCTTTGAAACGTCAAGCTCCTTATTAATATCATCTTCTGTAACTTCTCTTGTTTTTTTCATTAGGCTCTCCTCTGTCTCAGAATATAATGTAACTGAAGAATAATTTGGATTTCTACTAGCAGCTACCTCACTTGGTGACATTGGACGCTCGTCATCATCCTCAACTTCCTGACATCCGGTAGATGCAGAAGGTTGTACTAGGAATACTACTTCATGGGTATGACCCTGAGACTGTTCCATTTTATAATTAGTTATTTTATGATAATGATCTTGACCGTGTGAAGAATATGTAGTAACTCCGTTACCGCTATCATCCATTTCTAAAGTATGATAGTGATTATTTACATTATTACTAATACCTATATAGATACGAGCCATAGCCTTAGTCTCATCAGAGAGACTAGCATCTTTTAAGCTCTTTTTAAAGTTATCATAGTCAGCATTAGACTCAAAACTTTTTCTAACACTGAATAAACTCTCTTGATTACAAGGTACGCTTACTACACTAATCTCATGTAGTTCAACATCTGTAATCATAGTAGTATCACTAGACCTATCATAGCGACCATCTTTAACTTTAAAACCTACAGAAAAGCTCTTTAAAGCACCATCCTCAATTAGAGTCTGAACTCCATGTAGTTTTTCAGCTGCGTCACTTACATAAGCTTCAACAAAGATACCTTTACGGTCTACAGAAATTTTTTCAACACGTCCAATAGGCTTACTATGGTCATGCTGATATAATAAAACAGGGTTTTTACGGTAGTAGTCTACACCTTTAGCCCAAGCTTGAGCAGTAATGATATCACCAGCACGATCTTTATCTGTGGTATTAGCATATCCTGCAATTTTTAAGCCTTTTTTCTTACCTTTTGCAGTTTTTTCAACTGTTAAAGGGCTATATACATGAAATATTTTATCCATTTTGTGTATCCCCTGGTGCGCTAGTTTGGTCTCCCTCAGAGGGTCTTCCTCCTTGTGAGGAATCTACAGCACTACCTGTTATATTTTGTGGTATTCTAATATCATTATGACCTTCTAAGGGACCATATCTTAACCCTTCTCTAGCTTCATTAGGTGTTAAGATTCCAGTATTAACTAAGGTACTATAGTATAGAGCTTGAACTTTTTCATCTGCACGAAGAGAAGAAACTGCTGTTCTATCTGGTCTAATAATCATATCTGGACCAAAGAAATGAGCAAAAGAACTACAAAACTGCTCTAATATAGGCATAATAGTATGATTATAGAATAGAACTTGATTGGCATGGATATTAGCATTATTACCACTCTTTAAGAGAACATAAGGAACTCCTAGAGCTTTAGCTATATCTTGTTGAACACGCTCAACAGATGCTTCAAAATCTAATTCAGAAAACTTTACTTGACCAAAAGGACTTATTTGTAATCCACCGTCTAAAATAGCAGGAGACCTAGCACCACCAAAAATAGTAGAATAATTCTGTCTCCACTGCTCAAGGACACGCTCTTTAACTTTAGGACTCAACACAGAATCAGTTTGTAGCACGATTCCTGGAACACCATTATTTTTAAAGAATTGACGTTGAAAGTTAATTAAATAGTAGTAAAGCTCTATTAAACGCTTAATAGATTTAAGTCTAGGAGCACCTCTATAAATACTATCCTCATTATCAGCTTTAATATGAATTATTTCTTCTGGTTCAAACTTTAGATGAGTATCTTGGCGAGTAGTTTGTCTATTATAACTATAGACAGAGGATTGTTGTATATTTCTAAGTAAGAAGTTATAGTGATTGATAAATGTTTTTCTATCAGGAATTACTTCCATATCATTAGCTGGTATTACATAGATATTAGTTTTGTCATAATAAAAGAAAGCATTACCATCTATTAAATAGTCTAAAAAAGCACGCCTAAAAAGTTTTACTCTATCTTCAAAAGGATTTGGTGCTCTATTTAAAAGCTTATCTACTTTTTTAACAGCGCCACCACCCTCAACAATAATAGGAATCTCAATTAACCCATTAATAATAAGTTCTATTGACCTATTAACAACTTCGACTTCTCTATAAGCTTGCTTATAATCAGCAACAACTTCAGGACTTACATAAGGCTGAGCGGCAGCTAGTGATGGCTGAGCTGGATTAAGTTTTTCTGAAATCCATTGTCTCCAAGCTGGAACTTCGTTAGCCATTTTTCTCCCTTTGCAATTCTAACCATTTTATAATCTTTGGTGCCATATTATTAGTATATCTTTGACCATAGATGTTATGGAGTCTTTCGTGATGAACCTTACAAAGAGTATAAAGATTTTCGTTACTTAGCTTACTAAATTCATCGTTATAAAATTTAACTCTTATATCTTTTATTACATCTACAGAATCAACCTCACCAATGCCATTAGCTGAACACCAAACTTCAAATAACTGTGAAATTGAATACATGTGATGAAGCTCTAGCTTGTCTTTACATTTACAAACATAACATTCATCTCGTGGTTTATAATCTTTTTTAATATAATCCCTAATATATTTAATAGGAATTCTTCTCAAATTACTCATTTAAATAACTTTAACAAAAGCTATGCTTTGTGTCCAATCTTTAATTTTTATAAGCCGTAAAAGGGGAACTAAAATTTTAGTTTAAGCATATATAGAAGCTGATTTTTTAACATAAGTATATATAGCATAACGTACAGCGTCAGAAGCGTGTGAGCTATCATCATGAATAGTAGTTGGGTTATCAGTTTTAGGATTCCATTTATAAGTTGATAGAGCCATAAAAGTTTGAAAACCAGCATCTCTATCAAAGATAAGTCTATTATGGTCTACTAAAGAACATATATAGTTAATACCATCATTTACAGATTTAATTGCATTTTCACAATATATATCATAGTCACCAGCAAAGTCAGCACGTAGTTGCTGAGCGGCAGAATCAATATATATCATATCAATTTCCCACTTTTCTTCGAGTTCCTTAATATGTGTGGCAAGTTCAGATGTTGTTATTTCTTCGGAAACATACTCATCAACAACATAAAAGTTAGTACCATCAGTAGCTATAACAACAAAAGCATTTTTATCTCTATAACCAACGTCAAAGCCAGCTATAATTTCATAACGATTTAGGTTAGATTTAATATAACTTAAGTCCTTAACATGCTTATCTTGTATAAGATTATAGACTTGTAGCTCCGTAGTAGTCCAATCACACTCATATTCTTGAGCAAAGAGTTTATGAGAAGTAGACTTACGAGCTTCTTCAATATCTTTCATGTTAAGGAGTGGGTTAGCTCTCCAAGTATACAGTGCACTACCCCACTCTTCATAATCCTCAGTCTGCCCACGTAAGTAGTACTCATGTAAATAGTTTGCTTTACCACGAGGAGTAGAGATAAATAGCGCACGAGAATTTGGATATGTTGAAAGGGCAGGGCGTAAATCACGAGTGAAATATTCATCATCAGGAATAATTGCAGCTTCGTCTACAATTATAAGATGAGCAGCACGACCTACGAGAGAATCTCTATTATTGGCAGAAAGAAGCCTAAAAGTAGAACCATTAATAAGTTTAACAATTTTATCTTTTTGATTGAAACGGTCTACTTCGAGCTGTAGATTACGAATCATATCGGTTACATAGTCCCAAATGATTGAAGATAGAGTGAAGTTAGGAGCTACAACCATAACCTGTGTTCCAGGTTCAAGAAGCTTTGCTAGTGCAAGAATACCGGCGGCAAGGGACTTGCCTGTACGGCGGGCAGATATATGAGTCCAGAAACGATAGTTTTCTAGACCATCTACCATTCCCCATTGACTTTCATTAAAGGTTATGCCTTTACTTTGCCCGACAGCAATTCTCTCAAGCAATTTTTCTACTGGAATTTTAAAAAACTTTTCTTCTTTCATTCTATACCTTAATATATTTTAATAATGACATAACAAGAGCGACGGCTCCACCAGTTGCAGAACCTACCCAAAGTAGTGTTCTTAGACTGACTCTGCCTGTTAGAGCCATCTCTCTTAAGTCTTTAACTTCTCGCTGCATTAAGTCAAGTCGTATATCCATCTTCTCAAGTGTCTTGAGCAGCTGGTTATATCTCTCTTCGCATACAGCCTCATGAGTAGAGATGTCTAGTCTCAATTTCTGTGTTCGTTCGTGCAAAGTATCAACACTAGACTCTATATCCATGATAATTTCCTTAGAAGTTAATTTTTAGACCAATCATACCAACTGCGGCAGTATAATTTTTACTTTTATCAAACCCAGCACTTAAGTCGATAGAAGCATTAGAAAAGATTTCTTTTTTAACAGATAGGCGAGATTGCCCAACTGTACCAAAATCTTTAGATTGGATAGCGCGTAATTCAACTCCTAACCAATCAATATCATATCTAATACCAGCGTAGGGTCTTGCTTCAAAACTACCACCAGTCTCTGGGGTTGTAGATAGAAGAGAAGAACCTGATTCAACAGCTGAAGATACCACTGACTTGTCTAATATTACACCAATTAGAGGTCTTAGTCCATTATATTCTTTACCAGAATAAAATGTAAGGTCAGCATAATAATTTTTAACTTTAACCTTGCTAGTATTTGAAATAGCAAAGATTGGAAGAGATACGCTTGTATTAAAGTCTGTTACACCAAATCCAATTGATGCTTTAGTCCAAATGTACGCTTGCTTATTTAAGATGTAAGTAGTCGCTCCATAACTATCTGAGCTAGAAGATGTATTTAGATAATCATGGCTAGTTCCTTTACTAAAAGTACCAGCTATACCTAGAGTATTATTCTCAAAGCTCTTTTGAACTCCGAAACCTATAGAACTAGTACGTATTGTACCACCTGCCTTAACATAACTCATTGAAGGAGTTGCCCAAGCACCATCTTTTGTTGAAAGAGCATCTACTATAAATGGGTTAAATCTATGAACTGCAATAGCATCCTTTAATCCAAGAGCTGAGATAGAAGCACTCTCGTTAGAAGAAGCTGACTGAAGTACGATATCATTTACAGTTGTTACAATAACTTCGTTAGTAGTTGCGCTTGTAGGTGTAGCAGTAGAAGTAGTAGTAGTTGTTACTACAGGAGTTCCATCTGTAGATTCTACAGAACCGTCACTATAGGTTTTAACTGTTACAGGGATAGTAGTGGTAGTTACGGTAGTTGGAACTGTAGCTATAGTAGTAGTTGTAATTGGGGTAGTAGCTGTTCTAACAGTTACTCGTGGAGTTGCACCTACTACTGTTGTAGTTCTTGTTACATCAATAGTTTTAGCACTTTTTACAGCAGTGTCGCGTGCTGTAGCAGTATAAGTAGTTACTCCTGTAGTTACAGCAGTTGTAGTTACGGTAGAACCTCTTGTTGATGTGGAAGTTGTAGTAGTAGCTCCATTAGATGAGCTAGATGATACTTTTGGAGTACCTGGAGCAGTAGATACTACAGTTTTAGGAGGAGGAGCTCCACCATTAGAGGCAGCAGCACCATTTCCATTAGCACTAATAGTCCCACCTACGGTTCCAGCAACAATACCCTTAATAATATCATCAAGAGCAGTTACGTTTTGTTTTTGTGCGACAGTACCTGAAACATTAAAACGAGAAGCATCAAGCCAGTTTGTATCAGCAACAGTAACAATAGTTCCTGTTACGCCTGAACCAAGATTACCGGCTCGTCCAATCCAACTCATAGCAGAAACAGCCCCATTTCCATCTGAAATTAGTGGGATACCTTGAGAGTTAACGATGGCAGAAACTGCCGCATAGTTGACAGTAATACCAGATGTCATATACTTTGTATTAACATTACTAGAGACATTATTAGTCATTGCAGAGTTTGCACCAATAGTAGTTGTACCACCACCGAGTGCAGTAATAAGCGCCGCAACGGAGTTGTTTCGCGACTGGCAACAACCAGGATTTTCAGTTATGAAGAAAGCAAAACCACCGTTTGTAACATATGTATTATAGGTTGTTTGCTCACTAGAGGTGAGAACAGCACTATATCTTAAATCCCATACCTGCTGATAAGTACTTGTAGCGGTTGGTATGAGAGCTAGATTAGTAGTGACGGTCACTGTGTGACCCTCCGCCTCTAGTCTACCTTTAACGTTGTTAGTGACTTGGTCATATTGTGCGTCGATGACAAGTACATTATCGGCATAGGCAATAGTAGAAAATAATAGAGTAAATAGTATAGTTAAATATTTAAGCATAATAGTCCTCCTTAGAAAAATAAGAAAAAGTTAGAGTTAGTTGAAGAGATTATAGTACCACCTAGTAGGTATGCCCCTAAAAAAGACCCAGTAGAGTTTGTTCCAATTTTCCAATATAAATCTGGAACATAGAATAGTATATTATTAGGAGTTATGTAGTCAACAGAGGTAATATCAGAAGCTCCTGTATAAATTAAAGAAGCTGGAGATGTTACTGAAGTACCAGAAATAGTTAAAATATTACCTGATGTCCCTGATGCAGTGAATTGGGATAGGGTTTGGGTTGTGGCATTTAATATTATTGAGGTGGCTCCTGTAGAACCATAACTATTGGTGATATCTTTGAAAACATTATTTCCACTAATAGTTAAAGCTCCAGCTCCAGCCTGATCAAGAGTAATACCACTATAGTTAACTCCTCCTCCAGAAAAAGTTTTTGCTGTTGCGCTAGTTAGTCTTATAGTACCAGTACCTGTAATAGTAGTATTTGTTAATACAGCGGTAAAAGGATTACCAGAAGCTGCAATAGTAAGAATACCGGAACCTAATGCTAAAGTTTTAGTATTAGTAGTTGATACCGTAAAATTTCCAACATTAGAAGTAACATTATAACCGTTAAGATCAAAAGTACCCTTATTTAATGATGAGCCAAAAGTTACGCTACCTAAAATAAGAGAATCTTGTAATATAATAGAACCCCCAGGACTATCAAAATCCATATTCTGTGTAAAAGTTTTTCCCGCACTCGTAAGTAATTGAGATACTCTACCAGAAAAAGTTATTTTACCAGTTCCTGTTATTGTTACACCAGATCCATTGATCCAGTTGCCGTAAACTGTTGGCGTCGTCGTGCCGGTCGCCAATATCATCGTATTGGTTGTGCGGCCTGCCATGTTGATGGTGCCGATGTTGTAATTAACATTTATAGTGATGGTGTTGCCGGATGTAAGGCCGGTGGACTCAATCCACGCAGTGTCTTGCGCCAGCGGGAAGTTGTTAGTAGCGGGAGTTCCGCCACTGGTTGTTGCCCACGCAATCGCGCCGCCCCAATTTCCGCCGCCCGCAAGGTTCCAGTACTTAGGAACACCAGCACCAAACGTGATACCACTGTTTCCTTTACAATCTCCAAAGCGCGTTCCGCTAATAGGAGCGGCAGCGCCAGCGATGGTGATATCGCGAAAGTCAACGTCAGCGGAGCCAGAGGCAAATGTTCCAACTGTCAGGGTGCGAATTGTGCCGAGCGTGTCTGATTGCACAAACGTCCGCATGGTTGCGTCTGTTCCGGCAGAAAGCGTCAAGGTTCCTGTGACTGTCTGATCAGCAGCAAAAGTGTAAGTGCTGATTCCGGCGGATGTTAGACCAGAAAACGACAGGTTGGAGAACGTGTTAGCACCACTTATTGTGGATGTTGTTGTAGTGCCTGTAAAAGATACATTGTTGAATGTCTTACCTCCTCCAGCAAAAGTAACCGAACCGTTTGAAAGGTTGATTTGAGACGTACCGGCGCTAAATGTTAAATTAGACAAATCTGCTGCTGAACTACTAAGAGAAAAGCCGCTACTTGATAGATCAATCGTGCTTGATCCCAAGTTTATGGATCGTGTATTTGCATTCACTGAACTGATAAGTGTTCCAGCAAAATTGAAAGTGGAAAGATCAATAGAGCCGTTTGTTATTGTCAAACTTGAGATCCCGGCCAGCGCAGATCCTAAAGCCCATCCGCAACCAACTCCGTTTACCGTGATGAAAGATGAAATTGATACACCATTAGTCGTAAGCGTCTTACCCGTAGCAGATCCCGTCAGCGTAATAGCGCCCGTGTAGGAACGTGTAATACCAGATGCAGCAAGCGACACATTCCCGTGAATAGCCAGCGGACCTGTTCCAGCCCAAGTGACATTGCCAGATGCAGGACCGGCCATGGTTATTGAGGCGCAACGCAATTGCGTTGCCGTGCATGTGACGGTATACGCTGTAGCGTTGGACAGTGTGTCAAATATCACTGCGTCAGCAGACGTAGGCACAGATGCGCCGCCAGCGCCGCCCGAAGAGGTAGACCAGTTTGTAGTTGTCGAGGCGTCCCATGTACCAGCACCGCCAACCCAGTAACGTGTAACCGCAGTAGGCGCAGCCGTGAGAATGGCATTGGTGCCACCAGTGCTATTGGCACCAGCGTAAAACTCACCGGGTGAAGTGGCGCTGATAACGGTTGTGCCAAGCGCGAGATAGTCCACGCCAGATACGCGAGCGCCTGCGATAGTCAGAGTAGCGGTGCCCGTGACAGTAACTACGTTGCCGGATGTTCCGGTGACAGTCCACGCGCCAAATGTTTGCGTTGTTGCCCCAAAATCAATTGTGTGCGCGACTGTCTTGGTTGAGGCAAGCTCGGTAAATTGGTTGTTGCCAGTGATGGTAAGCGTCGAAATGCCAGTCGTGCCGCCAATGGTCAATTTGTTGTAGGAGAATCCTCCACCAGCAAATGTGCGGGCGGTTGTAAAAGTATCAGATAAAACGATATTGGCAGTGCCTTTGTAAAAAACCATATTTTATACAGCAGTCCAGCCGCTAGTGCCAGAAAGCGTCCATGTTCCAGAACCCATTTTTAATGTTGCGGTGCCAAAAGACGAAAATCCTCCAATCGTTACATTGAAACTAACTGCATCAAATGTACCCGAATTTACCGAAAGAATTTTTGTAGAGTTAATAAAAAATGCATCCGCAAGTTGAACAGTGCCAGAAAAAGAAAAGATCAGAACTTGATTTCCAAAAGAAACTCCATTGCTAGTAATTGTTTGGGTTCCGCGCCCACCAAATGCAAATTGCCCGCTACCAACGGAT